ATCAAGAATATTATGTCCATTATGATGATATTAAATTTATTGATTTGGACTATTCTCATTTAGCTGATATTGCTTTTATACAATGTAAAAATATATGTGCATTGCCTAAATTGGATAAATTCTTTGTTAAGACAACAGATGAACCTAATTTATACGGATCTTATTTATATGGTAAACGTATGGATCATGATATGCATACTATTTCAGCATCTAATGTTAAGTTAGCATCGCGTGAATATAAACAAGATAGAATGGAAGTTCCATGGCTTGGAAAATTTTTACCGATGCATAAAATTGTGGTACCTACTGGTTATGAATTTTTATCTAGTGGTGTTGCTGTTGGTGATTGTGGTATGCTTTTTATTAATAGTGATGAAAAACAGAATGCTCGTAAGATTATGGGTCTTCATGTTGCCGGAACTTTGGATGGATCATGTGGGTTGGCTTGTCCAGTGTATCAGGAAGATATTCTTGAAGTTTATAAACGATGTGATCGTTTTATTGCTATGAACAATATTGAGTGCTTAGATAAAGATGAGTGCACTAGTTCATTACTACCACATATTGAAGAAATGTTTCCAGTTATGGGTACAGTACCAATATATAATGGTAAGAAGGTTAAATTAACAATGCCTAGTAAGACCAAGATCAGTAAATCAGTAGTTTTTGATATTATGGAGCAAGATTTTGGACCTCATCAATTTGAGCCAGCAAAACTTAGACCGTTTAAAGTTGATGATGTGACTTTTAGTCCTATGATCTTGGGTTTGTCTAAAATGACTAGTACTACTAAACCAATACGACCACATATACGTAAGGCAATTTGCGATCATATGTTAACTAGTATAATGGATTGGGATAGTCCTTACTTACATAATCCACGTATTTTGACTGATGACGAAATGCTTAATGGAGTGAATAATTTAAATCGTATTGATATTACAACTAGTGCAGGATATCCTTATACGTTAAATTCCCCAAAAGGAGGTAAGCGTGATTGGATATTTGTGGAAGATGGTAAATTATATATGACTGAAGATTTAATGGATAAAGTTAAAATGCGAGAGGAATTTGCGCGTAAAGGTTTAATCATAGAAACGTTTTTCGTTGATACTTTAAAAGATGAAACTCGTCCTATTGAAAAAGTAAAAGCAGGTAAAACTCGTGTTTTTCAAGTTGGGCCTGTTTGTTTATCTTTATTAATGCGTAAATACTTTGGTTGGTTTTTGATGCATTGTCAAAGTACTTATGTGAACGGAGAAATATCAGTTGGTATAAATCCGAATAGTAGTGATTGGACAAGATTATTACGTCGTTTAATGCGAGTTGGTAAACATTTTCTTAATGGTGATTATTCTAATTATGATGCTGTAATGTCTCAACCAATAATGATGGATATATGTGACGTGATTAATGATTTTTATGGCACAGGTCCTGATCATGAAGATTCAATTATAAGAAAAGTGTTATTCGCTACTTTTTTAAATAATATTCATATTTTAGAAGATATGATATTTATTCGATTGCAAGGTAATATGTCTGGAGTAGCTGTTACTACCAATGTTAATTGTTTGTTTAATATGTTTTTATTACGATATGCGTATTATATGTTGGTGGATAAAACACTTGAGTCATTTCATGATAATGTTGAAGCTGCTTTTTATGGTGATGATAACTTAGTTTGTGTAAGCGAATTAGTTGAAGATCGTTTGAATATGTTTACATATTGTGAGTTAATGAAAACAATTGGAATAACTTACACTACACCTGATAAAGCAGCTTTAGATAAACCCTATTATAATATGGGTCATATTGTTTTTCTTAAAAGAAAATTTGTTGCAAAAGACAATATTGTTTATGCACAATTAGATGAGAATGTTATGAATGAAATACCACGATGGAGTGAGTCAGATCCCATGAATGCTC